GCCTCTACAGGGACTTCCTTGAGGTTGTCATCGGTAGGCTTGAACAAGTACTTGCTCTTAGCGACAATGAAGTTACCCATTGCATCCTTGTGCTTCACTTTGATACCCAAGCTTGTTAGCTTAGCTGCATCGTCATCACTGATGTTACCGATGGTACATTCGTACTTGTCGTTGTCTGTGTTGAATGCTTTGTTGAACTCAGCCATCCACTTAGTCCAAAACAACTCACCGCTAATCTTCACTGGTTTCAAATCTGACATTTTTCTTTTCCTTTTAGGATTGAGCCGTAGCTCCGTTAGTAAAGTCCTGCTTACCATACTACAGGGACACTGCCGCCCTTTCAGGCCTTCTCTCACTTTCATAAGAGGTGTCGGATCAAGCTGATTTGTACGGGATTCGCACCCATTGTGCAGCATTCATCTGTCCTGCCTGACATATCTCAGGCGCTACCTGAGCATCCTTTTTATTGTAGATAACTACCTTCTCGACGAGAGACAGCCTCTGCTTCATCCTCAATGTAATCAAGGGCTGCTGAGAGCACCAAGTATACATCAAGGATATCCATATCCGCTGAATGGTGAATCAAGAAACTTTCATCACTAATGTTCAACAGAATTTGTTGGGTTGCTTTTGGTTCAATGGGTTTCATTTCATTCCTCAATGCGTCATGCGCCAATTCTTACCAACTTTGTATTCACCGTCTAAGGGGCAACGTAGATTATACGCCAACCCTGCTTCTCTGATTGATTGTACACAAGCCTTACCTGCTTCCTCAGCGATATCAGGTGAGCACTCAAACTGAATTTCATCGTGAACGTTAGCGACTAGCTTCACATTCCATCCGTTAGCTTTGATCTTATCATTGAAGATGACTAATGCCTTCTTCATTACGATAGCGCCTGCCCCTTGAAGTAAGCTATTGAGTGCAGCGTGTTCGCTACGAACCCAAATCTTACGACCATCAAGCCCCGGTACATAGCCCTTGGACGCATATACGGATACTTTATCACGTAGACGCTGCAATGCGGGAGTCCCTTTAAGAAAGGCATTGATGAGCTTTTGTCCAGCCGTAGAACTACCGCCGACAATCGAGCCAATCTTCGCTGGCCCTGCACCGTACAAGAACGCATAGATGAAAGTCTTCGCTTGGTCACGTGTTTGTAGTCCGGCTGCTTTTTGATTAACCGTGTGGACATCCGTGCCGTTCTTAGAGCTTCCCTCGGTGACTGTCTTGACATAATCATCATCCTTCATGTAATGAGCCAACATACGTAGCTCTAGTCCACTTGCATCACATCCTACTAGGACGTTACCTTCCTCAACAGTCCAGCACTGACGACATTCAGGACCATAGGGTGAGCCTGAGTTAGGGATCTGTGCCATGTTAGGTTTCATGTGAGTCATACGGCCTGTTACAGCTCCGTTGGTGATGACTCTACCGTGTACCCTACCATCAGCTCCTACGACCTCTAACCATGACTCAATTTGTCCAATACGTTTCTGAAGCATCATGTACTCAGCTATCAACTGAGCAATAGGATACTTTAAACCTTGAAGAGTAGACTCATCCACGATCCATGTGTCACCTTTAGAGTGGTCATAAGCGCCTAGATGATGTCCTGCTGCTTTCCACTCATCAAAGTACTTCTGAGCCGCTGGTGTACGCTTAGTAGGCTTCCATCCAAGGCCAATGAGCTTCTCAGCTATCTGTTGTCTAGAGGCAGGATTGAACACCACCAGCTCAGGCTTCAACGTCTTCCCTGTCTTCTCAGAGATACGCTCAACCTCGTATGGTGGGTACAGCTCTTGCATCCTGTCATTGATAGCGCTCATCTTCCCCTTGAGTTCAGCAAGTAAACAAGTAGCGTGAATGGTGTCCAATTTGAATCCATTACGTTCTTGTTTGCTTATGATAGAGGCCACCTGATGCTCAAGATCAACCGAAACCTGAGAGAATCCCTCATCTGACAAGCGCTGTTGAAGATGAAGATAAGTACGGCAAAGAACGGAAACGTCCCGAATACAATAATACTCAAGAAGCTGTACGTTAGGATTGTCAAAGCATTCACCACTATATTCTTCACGACGATTAGCCAACCAAGACCATGTTGCAGAGTAATCAAGTTTTCTCTCCCCGAGTGTCTTTCCCCATGCGTCTAGGCTGTGACCTCCGTCCCTCGTTGGCTCTAGAAGCCTTGACACTATCAACGTATCGTACGCTTGCTTCAACCCAATCTTCGTATTCCAGAGCTTGTTTAAGATCGGAAAGTCGAATGATATTCCGTTGTGGGCTGCGATCAACGTAGCGTCCTTTAAGTAGTCCCAAAGTCCTGTTGGAGCTTTCCATACTCTCACCTCTCCTGTGTCAATGTCTTGTGTTACTGCTAAGTGGATCGTATTGTGATCCATAGAAGTTTCAATGTCGATGGCTATGCGTTTCATTTTAGATTCAAGAATAGCCCGATCTGGGCAAATGAGTATCCTAACCACATGATACCAGCTCCCATGTCACCTTTGAGCCACTGTAGCACACCTACAACAGAATAACCGATGCCGATAGTACCTACGATAATCATTTCAACCATTACACACCTCTTCGTTGTTACACAACTGCAACCATTGTTTAGCACGAGGTAGAAAGTACTCAGTTCCCAACCATCGGTCTTTCTTTAAGAGTTCAAGTTGTTCGTCCATTGCTTTACCTTTGTTGTTCTTGATGAAGTCAATCATTTCTTCCATGATGTACATGGTGTAGGACAAGTCGTATCCAGCTTTACCTGACTTCTCAATCATGTCATCACGTTCTTGCATTGTGCTACTCATAGTTCCTCCATAGTAACTTCGATCATCCTACCTGTTTGCATATCGTACATGAGATTACAAGCAGGGCCACTTAAACCGTTGTACCTGTTCTTTGCAACAGCAACCTTAGTAAGGTTACGAATACTTGGATCAGGACTCATGGAGTTTCGCTCAAGAGTGATAACAGCGTCAGACAACTGAGCGATAGCACCAGAGCCACGTAGCTGAGATAGGGATACCGCTGAACCATCTTCATGTCCTTTGTCAGTGCTAGGTCGTTTCAAGTGAGATACACAGATCAAGGTAATACCTGTCTCCTGTACCAGTGTACGCAATCGAGTCATCAAGACATCAATAGACTTGCGCTCATCATTCCCATCCATACCAGAGACAACGAGAGAGATGTGATCCAAGAACACAACACGACAATCACAAGCACGGGCCATGTATCGAATGCGATTAAGCACGTTGTCAATAGCAAGGGAGCCGAAATGGTCAAACAAGAAAACACGATTAGTACCGAGAGTAGCATCGAAAGCCTCCTTCAATTCTTGCTCTGTAACTGGGGTGTCTGGCAGATGCAACTTTTTGTTAGCGTGTAGAGACATGATTGATCTTGCTGTTTTCCGCACTGACTCTTCCAAGAACATACCTCCGATGTTCCACTTGGTGGTTTCGAGGATTCGGAAAAGGATTTCTCGTAGAAACTGACTCTTTCCAAGGCCTGATCCAGCCGTAACTGTAATGAGTTCAGCACTCCTGAGGCCATATAGAAGTTCATTGAGTCCTTTGAAGGGGTAAAAAGCTTCTGCGACAGGCTCAGGTGTAGAAACGCTTTCCCATAAGCTTGCTGCTGCGATGATCCCATCTGGTACGTAAGACTCAGCTCTCCACCATTGGTTAACGTATTCAGCTCCTCGTCCGTTAGAGAGGTAATCACAGGCATCTTTACAATCCTTTAAATGTTTAACAATCTTAACCTTGTTACCGAACAGCTCAGCTACTTCCTTAGCTGCCTTCTGTCCTACTTCATCAGCATCGAAGCAGATCACGATAGTCTCAAAGCTATCTAGGTACTCATACTGAGCCTTGCAGTCTTTAACAGCCGCTGAAGCCCCATTACGGATGCTCACAGTAGGCCACTTAGATCCTGTTAGCTGATAGCTTGCAAGAGCATCTAACTCGCCTTCGACAATCGTAATATATTTACCCTCTTTTTGGAAAAGGTGTTGACCAAACAAAGTAGCTTTGTTGAAGTTTCCTTCAATAGAAAAGCTTTTAGTCTCCACTGTGCGTACTTTTTGAGCAACGCGTTGACCATCTTGATCGTAATAAGGGTAGTACTGTTTTCCATCTTGCTGAGTAACGCCAAAAGCTTCGCAAGTCTCTCTAGTCAATCCTCGGTCAACAATAGCTTTAATCTCACCAGTTTGTTTCATTTGAAATACTTTCGTTTTTGTAGGTGTTTTTTGATAGTTACCTACATTTTCATCATTAGCTGCATGGACATATGCGCCACAACTTTGACAATAGGTATGCCCGTCTGAATAGAGACAGTTCGCGTCGCTCGACCCACAAGCCTCGCAGCTTAGGTGTTTTACAAAGTTTGATTGTGTTTGCATAGATACTCTTTCGCTCTGTCTAACAAATTCAAAGATTCTTTAAAGTGTCCTAACCCCACGTTACAGTGAGAACACAAAAGGGCGCGAATCTTACCTGTTTCATGGTTGTGGTCTACGTGCAACGCTTTACTAGAGGTTGTCAAACAAATAGCACAATGTCCTTGCTGATCCTCAAACATCTTATCGTAATCTTCGGGACTAATGTTGTATTTCTTTTTAAGGTCGTTCTTACGTTGCTGCGCCTTCAGTTTTTCAGGGTCACGTTGTTGACGCTCTTTACGAGCAATCTTTAAAGCTGCCTTGTTAGCTTCGCGGTATGCCTTAGAGCGCTCAATCTCAGATTCTTTGTTGGCCTGATACCACTCAGCTTTCTTTTCTTTTAAGTTACTCATGCTTCACCTCTTGCTTCAAGGATATGCACAGCAGTCCATTCACCTAATCCTGCAAACTCTTTAGCCCATTCATCACGCTCTTTAGACGCTGCCGCTTCTGCTACCAGTTTGGCAAAGGCTTCAAGATCAAAGGTACTACAGCACATACAATCATCCCATGTATTTCCTTGACCCCATCCGCATCTCTCAGCCATACCTTCTAGTTCATTTTGATCCATTGTTCAGCTCCGTACAAAAGTCAATATCCATTTCGTAGACCTTCAAGCCTAAAAGCCTTTTAGAGCCTTCACGCTTAGGTGTCTTGATAGCTACAGCCTTAGCGTATCTAGCCCGTCTAAGCTCGTTCTGACGCTTCTTAGCATCCTCTGTGTGCGTCCTACGATTAGGCGCTACGTACTCGTAAGGCCAACACTCTTTGATGTGTACGGATTTTACGCCAGTGGGCTTAAATGTAGTCGTCATCAATCAGCTCCTGTCGTGCGCCACAGTCATCACATTGCGCGTAGTTCCAATGAGATTGGCGGTACATAGGCCCACCACATACGTCACAAGTCCATTCACCACCATCATCGTCGCATTCAGCTTCAACACCTAATGCTTCATTAAAATCGTCTTCAGTCATGTCTTTAAGGCTTTTCATAGTCTGTTGTTCCTTTTGTTTCTTAGCGCCGAAGATTAAGTCCCAATTCTCATTAATCTTGCTTACGTCTTCATTACGTCTGCCTGACCCTTTACCACCATCACCGTGTGTCATGTGTTCTTCTCCTTGAGTTTGGCTTCAACTTGACGGATAAATTCCCAATGCGCTGCTCGTTTGTTTTCCACAATCATTTCAATCTCATCATCCGTCAGCCCAACCCATGTGCGTTGTTGTGGTGTGGTGTAGAGCTTTGTGTCTGGTGACAATCCACTCTTTGCTAGAAACGCATCATCAAACATTGCGGCAGTACATAAAGGCTCACCCTGTTCTTGCTTGGGTGGTGGTGTGGTGTATAGAGTGTTTGCCTGATCTCGGTAGTATTTCGCCCCGCTAATTGCCACGCGCTTCGCGTCTTCATCGCGTAGGAAAATTGATGCGTTCTCAAGCTCTGCCGCTGCATTCATCACCAATGCAAACCACGTTGACGCATTCGCCACAGGCTCACCCTGCTCTTGATTGGCTAGTGCTTCTTTAAGGTTTTTATTTTCTTCTTTTAGTTCATCAATACGTTTGCAAGCCGATTCCATTGCTTGATGTGCAAGTCGAATTTTTGTAATCATGTCCAATGCTTCTGACTGTTTCATAGCTTTACATCTTCCCATTGTGAAAGGTCTTGAATGATATCTGCTAAAACGCTCTCAGACATCCCTTTGTACGCTGTGTACCCTTGGGTACTAGCCTTCAAAGATTCGAGCATTAAACAGGCATCTAAGCCTTTTAAAGCACACTTGTACGCAAAGACCTGCTCAGGCTTAGACAGATCGTAGGACAAAGTAGCTGTCCCCGCTGATTTCTTGTTCTTAAAGTTCATTTTAGAGATACCTTTATCAAAGTTAATACAAATACGAAGAGAGAAATTACCATTTAACTTCCCCCATTGCAGACCTCAAGTCACCTATGACTTTATCGTATCCATAGACAACAATCAATTCAACAAAAGCATTCATTGTGTTGTGGTAGTGCATTTCTTCCATCAAAACATCAAACTCTTGTTCTTGGTCTTCAGTTAACAATTCAAAGCTGGTTTTTTTCATGTTATCCCCTCTTTACTTTAATGATACTACTTAGTATGACTTTATTAAGTAGTATCTTTAATAGTGTATTAACATTAAAGATCTTAAACATCATAGTCCTCTCTAGAGTCTACTACATAGTCTATATAGGCATCAACGTCTTCTAGGGACGCTCCGCTTAATCCGTTGATGCCCATATCGTCATCTATGGTGTCTAAGTCCTGTTCCGTGATTAAGTCTTTACGATCAATAACTGATACGAAAGGTTTAATGTCTTCAAAACAAGTCTTGCAGAGGTCGAAATATTTATAAGTCGTGGCGTTTTTCAACGTAGACTCATAAGCTGTTAGTAACTGGTTGCAACTTTGGCATCTCATTTGTTGTCCTTTCCACGCTTTGTAGCGAATTTTCCATGCAGGTGTTGTGCGGCTATCAAGTAAGCATTTTGAGCCTCTTCAAAGGCCGTATAATAGCCTAGATGACGCTTTTTCTTGTCTACTGTAATTGTTGCGCTCCATTTTTGTTGATCTTCACGCCATCGTACCCCTTTTTGACCTGATTTGTTGTCCTTCCGTGTTCTAGCGTTTTGATTGTTTTGAGCGCGTGTTGCAGGTCGCAAGTTTTCAATGCGGTTATTCAGTTTATCCCCGTCAATGTGATCTACAATTTCAGGCGTATACCCGTGATGGTATAGAAACACTAAACGATGTAGCATTACTGAGTTTCCGTCAATGCAAGCTATCCTATATCCTCCATTCATTACAAAACCCGCTTCCATGCCTGTTTTCATCCAATTTGCGGTTGGCCTAACCCAATAGAGTTTTCCCTCTTCATAGCGCATTAGATGTTTTAGGCGTTCTTGTGTGATTTGTTTCATAGTTTCCTCTTGTTTATGTCAACAATGCAATGCTACTTTATAGTTAGCACAAAGTCAACATAAATTTTAGAGTTTAGACTCTAATTACATGGGTGCTTCAGGTGTCTTATCTCGTTGTTGTTTATTGTATTCCTCTTGTTCTTTAGGTGTCCAAGGTGTCAAAGGAAATTCCTTAGACGGGAAAGGCCAAGTAGAGTGTTGTATTTTCACCACAGGTCATGCTCCAAGATTAGATCGACAAAGTAGCCAATGATAACGATTGTCATACGGGTTTGCTCCATTTGATAGACCCTGATACCTCAGGCTTAAAGTTTTCATGTGGTGGATATCCGTTGTTCAATCGACAGATATGCTCAATAGCCCACGCAAAGTCATAATTATCTGCGTGTTTGAGACAATCGTCAATCTGACCTTTAGTAATTTCTACCCATTCACCCTTAGACGAATAGACTTCTCCACAATCAAGGCATTCAAGGGCATGAGGCAAGCCCACATTAGACAATCCCCAGTCTTTAGACCCGCATTTAGGACATTTATGCGTCATCGTGTCGCCTCATGTAGTTTGTATTGAATTCCACCTTCTACCCCCAAATCATAGCTAATATTGTCCAAAGTATCCCCGAAATTATCCCATTCACGATAGAAGTCTAAGTCGTCAGTGGCTGCTAACATACTGAGTACAGGTGAGTACTTTTCCATTACCTTCTTTGCTTCGGTCAATAGATAGATCAGTTCATCCCGTGTACTGCATAGCTCATCGGTCAATGGGTTACCTTCACGCCATAATCGGCGTTCAAGGCTGATAAAGTCATTGTTATTTAGCATTGTTTAGCCTCCAATATGGATGATTTCAAAGTGATCTTTCAAGAATTGTTTATTCTCTTCGACAATCCTTTCATGTAACTGACGCCCCAAGCGAATAAGATCATTAGCTTCGTCCCATGTAAACCCTTTATGCTCTGCATACGTAGTGATCGTTAAGTAATCGTTAACGTATTCTAAATACGCTTCTTGGATTGTCTCTTTAAGTGTAGGTTTACGTTTAGCCATATCTAACCCTTTCAATAAACACTGTTTAAACTGATTTTAAGGGCGTTTTTAGCCACTTTTTTAGCCTTTAAGCGTGCATGGTGCTCGCGTACTGTTTTACGCCACTGTAGCGCATAACCGCTAGGTACTGGGTTTAATTTATCTAATAGGTTTACCATACGTAATGGCGCATCATAGTAATGCGGCCCCATATCTTCGCCTAATTCTTTATAGCCGAATTCGCCCCTACGTAATGTCCATAGGCATACCATACCATAGGTACGTACAATACCTAGCGTATTAGATTGAATTACCGCATACCATACGTTACCACGCATAGATTGATCGATAACCTTAAATTCGCTAGGATATTTTTCGCTAGGTATCTGGGTGAATTCACGTGTTAATATTTCGCTAGGTTTACCGCTAGCGTGAAAGAATGTCCATCCCATAGTAAACCCCTTATTTTACGGAAACAATCAAGCCATTAGCCATTGTCACATTAGCAAAGAATTCACGTCCTTTATGCGTAATATGCGGACGATTAGCGCCGGTCAAAACACCATTGTCCCGATATTCCGGCCCAAAGAGACTAGTCTCAATATAGCGTAATGGCTTACCGATTGATTCTTTAAGCGCTTTTTTTGATTCGTAGTTGAACACTAACATAGTCGATCCTTAATAGGTTAGTTAGACAATGCGACAATGCATCACATAAGCGCCGATTAAAGCGCCTATAGGATAGATTGTAGGTAGATTAATACCTAGCGTTATAGAATTCCTCAATTAGGCCATAATCTGGGTTATCCCTTAGGCTTTTCACGAAAAGCATTTTCTCTGCATGCGAATCTATTTTATGGATCTCTATGCGCTTAGATTTTTTATTGTAGGCTTGAATTGTGTACATGGTAGATCCCTTTGATTAGTTAACTACAAATCCGGTTTGATCACGTTTCGCAGCCCCTTTAGCGTATAAGCCTACAATAACCCCTTGATCATCAAGGTGTCGTACGTCACTGTTATCGCCGGACACCACTTTGATACCCTTGAACACTGTAGGAATGCTAGCTTCTTTGCGGAATACGACGGCCATACGCATGCCCTTAGATTGTGCCTTGAACACGTATGGCTTGAACGATTCAACACCACTATAAGAGAATGTTAGATCATAATTTGTAGGTAGATCTTTGCGGTTAGCGTCCTTAGTGTAATCATAGAATTGCACATTAGGAAAAGCTTCAAAGATTGTGGCCCCTTCAAATGGTACATTTTCCCAGCGAATATCGGATGTGCCATTCAAGCGCACCAATGGCTTTAAACCCTTAGATTCTGCTTTTTTGATCAAGCTTTTAATATTCTTGAACAATTGAGACATAAATTCGTCGCGGGCTTCATAGAAATACAGTGTCTTATCAATGCGAGATTGTTGCACGTTATTGAATGCACCACGTCCGGCACTGTAGAGACAGGCTTTAGCACATTGTGCCTTATGTGCCATTGAACACGTATTATATTTTGTAGTGTTAGCCGGTGCGAGATATAGGATACCGGTTAAGTAACCTATCTTTTCTCCTTTGATAGTCTTACTATCTGCAGAGATAGACAATAGGTTTTTAGATTTCTTGAATGTAGATTGTGCCATGATGAATCGATCCTTGATTAGTTAGAGAGTTGAGAGAGATTATAGAGTCATCCATACCACCACGATAGCGATAGCGTAGAGCCAGTATAAGACAGATTGACTGATAGAGTTGTTTGACATGATAGACCCCTTGTGTTTAGATTGATTGATTAGGTGGTAGCGGCTTCTTTGAGAGCCTTAACAATAGCTTCTTTATGTTTGATTGATCCTGCGCTAGCGTAGAGACTAGCGATGCGTGAAGCTTCTGCAATTTGCTCCATGCTAAACATAGAAATAAAATCTTCTGCTTCTGCTTTGCGTGCATCTAATGAGGCAAATACCGTGTTCATGTTGATGTAAGACATTTAATTCTCTCCAGTTGTTTAAATCTTCCCCGTAGGGACTAAACATATAGCAGATACCATGCCAGCTACTGTTTTGTAATACTCTAGTTTACATTGTAGTTTTATAAGCCTTAAATGTACTACTAAACTGTACAGTGTAGTGTATAAACAACACCCATTATTGGTGCATAATTCCCTTTAGTGGTGCATAATTGCACCTTGATAGTGCATTGAGTTGGCATGAAGTTTGCTTGATAGTGGCTTGATAGTCTAGCTTAATAGGTGCTACATAGACCCTCACGTTTCACCATGTGAGATACAGTACAGTCATTCCACCATGTGAAATCTACTGAGTAACTGATAATGATTCTCATTAGCTACTGACTGCTGAGTCATTAGTGATGGGGGGAGGGGAAGGCTCTTGTGTTTACTTTTGTGGGAGCCTCTAAAGCATACAAAAAAGTCAGTAAAGGAACTGCTTAAAAAAGAGGCAATGGAGTTACAAAAAAGACAATAAAATCAAGGAACTTGACATAATAATTAGGGACAGGTTAGTCTATGGTGATAACGGACACAGGAGGCTGTCATAGAATCGCATGAGAACCTATGAAGTGGACACAAGAGGTCTATGAAGATAGAGTGTCTATTTAGGGTCTAGACTCTAATATATAGACAATAAGTAAAGAAAGTTAAGAAAAGACTTGACTTTTAAGATTTTATATGATACGCTCGACCTTATGCGGAATAAGCATAGGAACTCAGGTAAAGACTAGGTAGACGGGCTACCTTGAAGCAATACGGGATTTCTAGATGAGTAGACTTAGAAGATGTTCACAAGAGGTTTAGTGATACATTAAGTAAGTATTAATACTTTACCTAGATTCCTTACATAGAAGTTAAATGTCATAGGTACTCTAGAGTACTCATAGTCAGTTATTGTCTATTCACTATTATTAGTACATCTCCAATTAAGGATAAAGATGGCAAGACCAAAGAAAACAGAGCTAGCAGCTGTAAAAGCTAAGAACAAAGGCATCATCGGTAGACCTAAGGGTGATAAAGCTATCATTGACGAGTACAAGGCTCGTATGCTTAACTCCCCTAAGTCAGTGAAGGTCTTAGAGGCTATCTTCGATGCTGCACTTAACGATGACCATAAGAACCAAGCTGCTGCATGGAAGCTCGTGGTAGATAGGATTGTCCCTGTATCCGCATTCGAGCAAGCAAAGCAAGGCAGTGGTTCTGCTTCTATTAGCATTAATATTATGGGTCTTGGTCAAACTTCAGCAGAAATTGTTGAAGATGATGTCAGCGATAGCGTCGAGGTGGATATAACTGACGTTGAGGTGAAAGAATGACCTCATTGAACTTTGAGCTACTGAAGTGGCAACAAGAGGTCTTTAAAGACACCCATCGCTTTAAAGTGGTTGCAGCAGGTCGTCGTTGTGGTAAGTCTAGGCTCTCCGCAGTGACCCTGCTCATTGAAGCTCTGAACTGTCCTGAAGGTTCAGCTGTGATGTACATAGCTCCTACCTTAGGTCAAGCTAGAACGATTATGTGGGACTTACTGAATGACTTAGGTAGGCCTGTCATCAAGTCAGCTCACGTTAATAACTTGGAGATTACATTAGTCAATGGACGCAAGATCCTTGTTAGAGGCGCTGATAATCCTGATAGTCTTCGTGGTGTATCTCTCACTTACGTAGTCTTAGACGAGTGTGCCTTTATTAAAGAAGACGTATGGCAGAAGATCATTCGAGCTTCCCTGTCAGATAAAAAAGGTAGAGCTTTATTCATTTCTACCCCTAGTGGACGTAACTGGTTCTACGATGTCTTTAACTTAGGTATCGAAGGTGATGATGAGGAATGGGGTGCATGGCACTTCACCACTAGGGATAACGAGACTATTGACCCTAAGGAAATTGATGCTGCTGAGCGTACCCTAAGTACCTTTGCTTTCCGTCAAGAATACCTCTCTAGCTTCGATAACGCTGGACAAGACATCTTCAAGGATACTTGGATTAAGTACGCTCCTGAGCCTCAGTATGGCTCCTACGTCATCGCTATCGACTTAGCTGGCTTTGAAGATGTAGCTAAGTCAGCAGGGGCTTCTAAGAAGAGACTAGACGAGTCAGCTATCTCAATCGTTAAGATAGAAGATAACGGTAACTGGTGGGTTAAGGACATCATTCATGGTCGATGGGACATTCGAGAGACTGCCTCCAAGATCTTGCTTGCCGTACGTGAACACCAGCCTATCGCTGTAGGTATCGAACGTGGAGCCTTGAAGAATGCTGTGCTACCTTATCTGAATGATCTGATGAGGAAGAACAATGTGTACACACACATCACAGACCTGACACACGGGAACAAGAAGAAGACTGACAGGGTTGTTTGGTCTTTACAGGGTAGGTTCGAGCATGGACGTATTTCCCTCAACGATGAGGATAAGTCAGCTTGGAAAGACTTTATTGACCAGTACTGCATGTTCCCTACAGCAGGCGTACATGATGACTTAATTGACTCATTGTCTTACATTGACCAGTTAGCTGTTACTAGCTATCAGACTGATTACGAAGATGATGACTACGAAACTTTAGATGTTATATCAGGATATTAACAATGGCTGACGGACTATTTGAACAGATTAAGAAGAATACAAAGCAACCTCTTCCAAAAGAGTGGGCTAGTATTTTAGAGCCGGGAACAGCTTCTTATGAGATGGCTGTTTTATTACATGCTCAGAATAAACTCCCTTCTATAGCTTTTAATGCTGATATGTTAGAGAATGGAACGTATTCAAAATCAGACAACGCTCTTGTTTTAAACCCTACCTTATCTTCTCCAGATAAAAAGAATGTATTAGCTCATGAGCTTACTCATGCGTTAAACTATAAGATGCAAGAAGAAGCTAGGGCATTGTTTGGGAAATCTCGAAGACAAGGTGAAGGCTCTTTAAGCCAGTCAGAACAACAGTTCTATAATGCTTGGAACAAACTAGACCCTGATTTTTCTAAATTATCTAAATTTAACTATCCTGTTGAAGGGTATAACCAGTATAGACATTCTTTTACTGAGGCTCCTGCTTTTGCTGTAGGTCGAATGGAAGACCCTCGTAAGTCATTGACAAGAGGTGAGTATTGGGAAACAAGCCCCGCTGGTGGTCATGTTGATGCCACCTTAGCGCAAGAACAAGCTATTCTTCGTGATTTATACGCTCGTAGACTTCAACAAGAGCAACAACTAACAACTCCTTGGTACAAAGACCCCTTCGGTTTTACAATCAAATAAAGCTTGACAAAGTAAACCTTTTAGTGTATATTGCGTTTAATTAATTAGAGAAAACCTAATACTAATGGAAAATATTGACAAAGAATCCTCCAAGTTTGAGGAACCTACTGAATCCGACAAGGAGCTTGTAAGCTTCGTTGTGAGCCATTGTGATTCATGGCGTGATTGGCGAGACAGTAACTACCTTGAGCTGTGGGATGAATACGAGCGTATTTTCCGAGGTCAGTGGGCTTCTTCAGATAAGACTCGTGAATCAGAGCGCTCACGTATCATCTCCCCTGCTACTCAGCAGGCTGTGGAGACTCGTCATGCTGAGATCATGGAAGCTATCTTCGGTCAAGGTGACTTCTTCGATATTGAGGATGACCTCCAAGACGTTAACGGTCAAGACATTGATGTGAGCATGATTAAAGCTCAGTTGATGGAAGACTTCGCTAAGGATAAGATCCGTAAGAGTATCGACCAGATTGAACTCATGGCTGAGATCTACGGTACAGGTATCGGTGAGATCATCGTCAAGGAAGAGAAAGAGTACGTTCCAGCTACTCAGGCTATCCCCGGCGTTATGGGTCAAGCAGCCATTGGTGTACGTGAGAGTGATCGTACAGCTGTAAAGATTGTCCCTATTAACCCTAAGAACTTCTTGTTTGATCCTAACGGTACTTCCATTGAGGAGTGCTTAGGTGTAGCGGTTGAGAAGTACGTATCTTTGCACAAGGTTGTCAAAGGTATCGAAGACGGTACTTATCGTAAGGTCAATGTTGGCCCTATGTACGACACTGATGACTTGGAAGTTACCCAAGAAGAGACTCAGTTCCAGAATGACAAGGTTAAGCTCATTACTTACTACGGTCTAGTGCCTCGTGAGTACTTGGAGCAGATGGAGAATGAAGGTAGCGAGCTTGTAGACCTCTTCCCTGAGGACTCTGAGGCTGATTCCTACTCTGACTTGGTTGAAGCTATCGTCGTTATTGTGAACGATTCTACCCTTCTCAAGGCTGAAGCTAACCCTTACATGATGAAGGACCGTCCTATCATCTGTTACCAAGACGACACTATCCCTAATCGTTTGTTAGGTCGTGGTACGGTTGAGAAGGCCTACAACATGCAGAAGGCTATTGATGCTCAGATGCGTAGCCATTTGGACTCTCTGGCCCTTACAACGGCTCCTATGATCGGTATTGACGCTACTCGTCTGCCTCGTGGTGCTAAGTTTGAGGTTAAGCCAGGTAAGGCTATCCTGACCAACGGTAACCCCAATGAGATTCTCCAGCCGTTTAAGTTCGGTAGCACAGACGGTACTAACCTCCAGACTGCTCAAGCGTTTGAGCGTATGCTTCTCCAAGCTACAGGCACACTTGATTCTCAAGGTATGGTGTCTAATGTTGCTCGTGACGCAGGTGGTGCTGGCATGTCTGCTGCAATGGGAGCAATTATCAAGAAGTACAAGCGTACCTTGACTAACTTCCAAGAAGATTTCCTGATTCCATTCATCAAGAAGGCTGCTTTCCGTTACATGCAGTTCGATCCTGACCGTTATCCTTCGGTTGAGATGAACTTCGTGCCTACAGCTACCTTGGGTATCATGGCTCGTGAGTACGAACAACAGCAGTTTATCGCTTTGTTGCAGACTCTTGGCCCTAATACTCCTGTTTTGCCTGTTATCTTGAAGGGTATCGTTGCTAACAGCTCTCTGAGCAACCGTTACGAGATGATGGCTGAGTTGGAGAAGATGGCACAACCTAATCCTGAGCAACAACAGATGCAAATGGCGCAAGATCAGCTCAAGATGCAGTTGGCACAAGCTCAGTTGGCTCTATTGCAAGCTCAAACAGCTGAAAAGATGGCTAACGCACAGCAGACACAGGTGGAGACACAGATGGCTCCTGTTGAATTGCAAGCAAAGATGGTTCAAGCAGCTTCGACTAACCTGAATCAAGGTGATGACTTCGAGAAACGATTGAAACTAGCTGACTTGATGCTCAAAGAGAAGAATGTAAACCTAAAAGTAGCGGATATTGCCTCAAATGAGCGTATCGCAGCTATGCAAATGATGAATAAGCAAAATAAAATGCAATAATTGCAATAAAAGTAGTACTTAGGGGTTGACAAATACATTAAAGTACTATACAGTACACCCTTATTAACTATTAGGTTCTCCGATATGGATAAAGAACTACAGAATTACTACGAAGAAGCCTTCTCAATGATGTCCACTCAAGGGTGGAAAGATCTCATGGAAGATGTTCTTCGTATCAAGAATAGCTACGACACTATATCTTCTGTCACGGAAACACACCCATTAGACTTTCGTCGTGGACAGATGGATATATTGAACTGGTTATACGGCCTGAAAGGGCTATATGAGAATGCCTATGAAGCACTTCAGACAGAAGGAGGTCAGTGATGGCCTTACGTATGTTTGAATTTCTATGTGCTAATTCTCATCGCACTGAGGCTTTGGTTGATCCTGATGTACAAGAGCTACGTTGTAGCAAATGTGGAGCAGAAGCAGCTAGGGTTATCAGCGCACCTACCATGAAGTTGGATGGCTGCTCAGGCTCTTTTCCGACAGCCTACGATTCATGGGAGAGAAAGCGATCTGAAAAGCTCGCACAAGAACGTAAGCAGAGTTCATAAGTAGAGATACCGGACTCCAATTATTTTTAAATTATTTTATATCCTAGAACCGTTATGCGGCAGGAAGGAAACAGTATGTTAGTAGATATTGATGACAACGAAGGTCTGAGTGAGTTAGACGTAGTTGAGAACAAGCAGCAGCAACAAGCCCATAAAGAGCAAGTTACTGAGCAACAACCACAGGAAACTGTAGTCCCCGAAAAATATAAGGGTAAGACAACAGAGGACATCATTAGGATGCACCAAGAGGCTGAAAAGCTCATTGGTAAGCAAGCCCAAGAGGTTGGTGAAGTTCGACGCTTAGCTGATGATCTTATTAAACAGAGCCTCGCATCGAAGCCACAGCATATTGAGCAAGAGCCAGAAATTGACTTCTTTGAAGACCCCCGTAAGGCGATTCAGAAAGAACTGTCAGCACATCCAGATGTTATTGCTGCACGTGAAGCCACACAGCAGTTCAAACGGATGCAAATTCAGCAGAAGCTAGGTGAGAATCATCCAGACTTCGCCCAAGTTGTGCAAGATCCAGAATTTGCTAATTGGGTTAAAGCAAGTAATGTGCGTATGAGTCTCTACGCCAAAGCAGATGCTGAATATGACTATGACAGTGCCAATGAGTTGTTGTCTACTTTCAAACAGATTAAGTCCATCAAGGCACAGGAAACTAAGAAGGCTGGTGAAACAGCTCGAACCAGTGCAATGAAGGCTGCTTCTGTTGATGTGGGCGGTACAGGAGAGTCATCTAAAAAAGTCTATCGACGGTCAGACTTGATCCGACTTCGTATGACTGACCCTTCTCGCTATGAGTCGCTCTCTGAGGAAATCATGAAAGCGTATCAAGAGGGACGGGTTAAATAAAACTTTATTTATCTTAACTAGGAAATTTAAAAATGACTGCATATTTTGACGGCGCAAATGCCACCACCACCACTTCCGCTGATGCTTTCGTACCAGAGATTTGGTCCGATGAGATTATCGCTGCTTACAAGAAGAACCTCGTAGCTGCTAACCTCATCAAGAAGATGAACTTCAAGGGTAAGAAGGGTGATACCATCAATATCCCTACTCCTACTCGTGGTACTGCTAACGCTAAGACCGCTGCTACAGCTGTGACTATCCAAGCTCACGTTGATAGCAACACTCAAGTGCTCATCAACAAGCACTACGAGTACAGCCGTTTGATCGAAGACATCATCACTACTCAAGCTCTCTCTAGCCTGCGTTCTTTCTACACTGAAGATGCTGGTTACGCTTTGAGCAAGCAAATTGACTCTGACATCATCAAGTTGGGTCGTTTGGTTAACGGTTCTTCCTCTGGTGCTCGTTACGGTTCTGCTTATATCGGCTCTGACGGTACTACAGCTTATGACTACACTACCGACAACCAAGCTGCTTTGACTGACGCTGCTATCCGCCGTACTATCCAACGTCTCGATGACGCTGATGTGCCTATGGATAATCGTTTCTTCATCATCCCTCCTTCAAGCCGTAACACTTTGATGGGTCTGGCTCGTTACACTGAGCAAGCCTTCGTTGGTGAAGCTGGTGGCGCTAACACCATCCGTAACGGTGAAGTTGGTAACTTGTATGGCGTGTCTGTGTTCGTGTCTAGCAACGCTGATACTCCTACTGACGCTGTTGACGGTTCAGGTACTGCACAAGCAGCTCGTGTTGCATTGATGGCTCACAAAGATGCTTTCGTGTTGGTTGAGCAAATGGGCATCCGTTCACAAACTCAATACAAGCAAGAGTTCTTGGCTAACTTGTTCACTGCTGACACTCTGTACGGTGTTGCTGAGTTGCGTGACGGCGCTGCTGTTGGCTTGGTTGTTCCAGCTTAATAATTGAAGTATGAAGGGAGGGGTTCAAAAGACTCCTCTCTTTTCTTATATTTAAGCTAATAACCCACTTTAAACGGGTTTATCCCCTTCTCTTTTTTATACGGAGAGGGGGCTTTTTAAAGGATTCAACAAGAGTCTTTTACAAAGTAAATAGGAAATTAAAATGGCTAAATTTAGATGCCTGTTATCAGGGAACATCGTTGAATTTACTCAAGCAGTAGATATTGACAGTATGGTGGGTCACGAAGGTTACGAACGAGTAATTGAAACCGGTGAACAGGTGGAGCAAGTAGAGCTGAAGCCTCTTCCTTTGGTAGCTCCTACTAAACCACGTGGAAGACCTGCTAAGAATAAACAAGGGTAACTGATATATGGCAATTTACAGGGGTTCTGGGGGCGCAGGTGACGCTACAGCGGATGCAACTAACGCTTCTGCATTAGCCCTTCAAAGTGCTAGTGATGCTGCAGTGTCAGCCACTAGTGCTGCTTCATCAGCCACTGCTGCGGCTTCAAGCGCTACAACAGCTTCTGGAAGCGCTTCTTCAGCCTCTTCAGCAGCTTCTACAGCTACTACAAAGGCTTCTGAGGCATCTACTAGTGCTACTAATGCGGCTACCAGTGCAACAGCTGCTCAGACAGCTGAAACTAACGCTGAGACTGCCGAAGCCAATGCTGAGACTGCTGAGTCAAATGCAGCTACCTCGGCTAGTAATGCTTCTACATCAGCTAGTGCTGCCGCAACGTCAGCCACAAATGCAGCATCTAGTGCTTCATCTGCGTCCACTTCAGCCACTAATGCAAGCTCTAGTGCCTCTTCAGCAGCCACTTCAGCAACTAATGCCGCCTCTAGTGCTACTGCTGCTGCCGCTAGCGCTACGTTAGCAGCTTCGTACACACCAAGTCAGATAGGTAATTCAGGTAAGTATTTAACTACTGACGGGACTAATACGTCTTGGGATGCTTTAGCTACTGTTGCCAATACTGGTTCATATTCTGATTTATCAGATAAGCCAACTGTTCCAACTAATTTAGACAGTTTAACTGACGTTGTAATTACAACACCTTCTACAGATCAGGTTTTAAAATATGACGGAACAAACTGGATTAATTCAGTAGGGGCTTCAACAGCTACGCCTGCTTCTGTTTCGGATCAAGCTAATACTTCTACTGGATATTTTGATGTACCTTCTGGAACTACTGCACAAAGACCAGCTAGTCCTGCTGTCGGTATGGTTCGTTATAACACTACTGAATCAAAATACGAAGTTTATAACAATTCAAGATGGAAATATTTGGATGAAGTAGATTATCCAATTACCGTTTCTTATTTAGTCCTTGCTGGAGGTGGCGGTGGCGGAACACTAAACGGCGGTGGTGGTGGTGCAGGTGGTTATAGAACATCTGCTGGCACTTCTGGTGGTGGTGGTTCTGCTGAAAGCGCATTAACATTACTACCAACAACAAGCTACACGGTAACTGTTGGAGCTGGCGGTGCTGCTGGCACAAACGGGTC